GCCGTCCAGCGTGCAAACCACGTTCAGGCTGATGGGCTGCGCGCCGCCCGTCTGGGACAGCACCTCGGCCACCGCCTGCTTGATGGTGTCCAGCGGCGCCTCCACGTTGGTGCCGCGGCGCTGGTCGCCCAGCACGGCCAGAAATTCCCGGTTGGCCGGCAGCACCGCACCGGCAGCGAGCTTGGGGATCTGCGGGGCAGAAAGGGTAGGAATATTGATTCCAAAGCGTTTGCCACCAAGGTCCGGAACCCAATCCGGTACTGTGAAACTGAGGTGGTTTAATGCACCGATCACTGCATTGATCCCACTGGTAAATCCTCGGATCAGAGCATTGATAATGTCTATCACCAGATTCACTGCACCCTTGGCAATGCCCACAATGCCGTCCCACACGCCGCCGAAGATATCCTTCACGCCGTCCCAGGCCTTTTCCCAGTTTCCCGTGAATACGCCGCTGATGAACTCGCACAGGCCTTCCAGCACCCGCATCACGCCGCCCAGCAGATCAGATGCCGCCGCCAGCAGAGTGCCGAAGGTATCCACGATGTGGTTCAGGGTGGTTTCCACCAGCGGACCCAGGACCTCCGCCACCATCTTGCCCAGCGGCAGCAGCGCGCCGTTCCACAGCGAGAGCGCCGCTTCTCCCATCGCGCCCAGCAGCTGGGCGGCTTGGTCCCACAGCGGTTTCAGATGCTCCGTCCACAGCCAGTCCAGCTGCTCCATCAGGTGTTCCAGCACCGGACCCACCATCCTGTCATACACCGTCTGCGCGATGTCGCCCATCTTTTTCACGGCGGTGCGGCACTGCTCCAGCACCGGCTGTCCGTAGGCGTCCCACGCCGCGCCGATGCCTTCCAGCATGTCGGTTCCGACCTCGCCCAGCAGCGCAAACCCCGGCTGCAGGTCCTGCCACAGCGATTCCAGCAGCTTTCCGCCGCTTTGCAGCGCGGTCTGCGCGCTGTCCCGGGCAGCATCGAAGATATCAAAAAAGGCATCCGGGATCTTTTCCTGCAGCCAATCGGCGGCATCGCTCCACCATTGTTTCAGCCAATCGGCGTTCAGCGCGGCAACGCCCGGCTTGCGCACCAGCTGGATATCCCCGATGTCTTCCAGCCCGGAGCCGCCGCCCGACGCGCGGCCCGATGCGGTGGAGCTCTCCTGCTGCAGAATGTTCAGCTCGTCGATGCCCACCGTCGCGCGACTGGCCGCCTGCCCCGCCTTTTTGGCGGCGGAAGCATAGCTGCTCTGGGCGTCGGCCGCCGCTTTGGCCGCCTGCGCTCCCTCCACCTGCACGCCGGTGAGTACCTCCATTCGCTCGGGGATACCTGCAAACTGAATGCCCAACCATTCGCCCAGCGCGGCCAGACCGCTGTTGATCTTCGCCAGCAGATTGTTAACCAGCTGTACCGCCGGCCACAATACGCTGCCCAGTGTCTGGCTCACCAGCGCGCAGAAATCGCTCCAGCGCGCGCCCAGCAGCTGGGTCTGGCCCGACCAGCTTTCCTGTGTGCGCTCCACCAGACCCATCGCGTCCCGCAGCTGGGTCAGCACATAGGAATAGCGCACGGTGGCGCGGTGTGCCGCCGAAAGTCCGTCGTACACCTGCCCCACACCCTGCTGCATTTTGAACTGCTGCCAGGCCAGTCCCTCAAACCGCATGCCCAGCACTTCCAGCGCGTCGCTGTCATTGGTGAGGATGCCTGTCAGCGCTTCGGCCGCGCGGTCGGGCGAGATGCCGTACAGCTTCGCCGCGTCGCCCGCAAGGCCGGTCAGCGTGCGGGACACCTTGCCCGCCTGTTCCTCGGTCATGCCCAGCGCCTTGCCCAGCGTCAGATACCGCTGCTGGTATTCCCGCGCCTGCATGCCGGTCAGCCCGAAGTCCCCTGCCTCGGTGCGGGCGAACTGCTCGGCCAGCTGCCCGGCTCCGTCGAACACCTCCCGCAGCTGCACCTGCAAATCGCGCAGGCGTTCCCCCAACTGCACAAAGCTGTCCTTTCCGTCCTCGCCCGCACTGCACAGCAGTTCGCCCAGCGCTTTGGCCGCCTCGCCGCTTTCCTCCAGCGGCAGGCTGATGTGGATCTCCACCGCCTCGCCGATGCTGTCCGCCGCCGCCAGCGCGGTCTTTTTGGTCTCGGCCCACGCGCGCTTCATCGCGGCCGACTGGCTCATCCCGGCGCGGCGGTATTCCCCCGCCAAACGCGCCGCCATCCCCGCCAGCTCCTGTGTCTGTTCCTTGTATTCCTCCAGCTCCTGCACCATTTTCTTCACCTCACTCTCCCAGCAGTTGTTTCAGCCGCTGCTGCTCGGCACGCTCGGCCGCGGTGTACCGCTTTTTCAGCTCCACCTGCGCCTTGTGCATCCGGTAGTATTCCTTTTGCCAGTCGTCCAGCTTTTTGCCCCGGCGCAGACGGTCCCGGATGGACACCACCGCCGCCAGCTGTCCCTGCCCGATCGCCCCGTACCACGACAGGAAGGTCCACCAATGGCAGAAGGGCAGCGCCCGCACCTCGCACCCCGCCACCCGGTTGATGTCGGCCACGATCAGCGCTTCGTCCTGCTGCCAGTCCACAAGGCGCGGTCCGGCCGGCCCTTTTTGCTCCTGTCCGCCGCCCAGAAACCACAGCATCTTCTCCAGCGCCTGCCGCCAGCAGGCCGGAGGAATTTCCTCAAACCGGTCGTAGAACAGCGCCAGGCAGACATACACCCGCTCGCGCTCGTCCTCGTCCGGGTCGTCCAGACGCTGCAGAATTTCCAGCGCGTCGCGGTAGTCGGCGTGGATGGCGCACGCCTGTCCTCCCACCTCCAGGCTGCGGGGAAGGCTCCAGCCGCTCATGCTTTGGCGGCGGCGCGGCGCTCTTCGGCCTCGGCCACCGCCTGCTGTGCCCGCAGCTGCATCCGCTGCATGGCGTGCTGCTCGATCTCCGGCCACACCGCCTCCAGCAGATTGCCCAGCACGGTGTGCCCGTTTTCGGCCAGCGCAAAAAGGCCGGCACCGCCCAGCGCGGCCTCCAGCTGCCCGAGGTCGCCGAACATCTCGCCCAGCAGTTCGCGCAGTTCCTCGTCCGCGTGGCCCATTGCCGCCAGAGCGGCCGGGCCATACGGCCCGGCCTTGTGTTCGGCGACAGTTTTCTGCATCGCTTCCAGCTTTTCGTTACATTTCAGAAACCGGCTGTACAGCGCGGGGTCGGCCGGGTTGAACCGCAGCACGCCCCGCCCGTTCACGCGGTATTCCCGCACACCGGTATCGATGGTGAGTTCCTGCATCGCCGCTCTCCTTTCTTACGCGCCCGCCTCGGTGGAGAAGGCCTTGGTCTCGGGGTCGAAAAAACCCGCCACCGGCGCGCCCTTGTAGTGCAAGGTGAAGGGGATCTGGTAGCCCGCCGAGTCGCCGCCGTAGCTGCTCACCTCGATCACCGCGTCGTCCTTCACGGCGGGGAAGCCGTTGGCCTGCTTTTCCTCCCACAGATGCACCTCGATGACGGTGGTGTTGCAGTCGTCCAGCACCAGACCGCCGTCCACGATCGCCTGCAGACGGGCAAACAGCGGGTCGTCCTGCTCGGCGTAGTAGGGCTCCACGCTGCCGCTCTTTTCATAGCTGGCCAGCAGCACACTGGTCTCGCCCAGAATGTTCTTGGTCTTCTGCACGTCGGCGCTCATCTCGGGGGAGTATTCCTCTAGGTCCTTGCCGATGCGCACATAGCTGGGCTCGCCCTCCTCCAGCGCGGCGGGAAGTGCCGCGTCGATGTAGTGGGCCATGTATTTGCGTTCAATCTTTGCCATAAATCAGCTCTCCTTTTCCTTTGTTTCGTATTCGAGGGTGACGCGGATGCGCCACACCGTTTCGCCGTCCGCCTTGCCGCGCAGGATGCCCGCGCTCTCCGCCTGCGCCCAGGTGCGCGAACTCCCCAGACGGGGCACGAGATCCCGTGCGCTCTGGCCGCGCAGCCAGCGCTGGAAATCCAGCATCCACTGCCCCATCTCGCCCGCGGCGGGACTGCCCGGCGGCGCATACACCGCCCGCAGCAGCCAGAACGCCGCGCGGGTGCGCACGCTGGCGCCGCCGCAGATGCTCTCTTTTCGCTCCAGCACTTCGCTGCCCGCGAAAAACAGGCCGCACGCTGGTGTTCTGCCCAGCTGCTCGGCCGTCAGCGCTTCCAGACCGCCGCCCTCCCATCCGGCCAGCCAGGCGCGGACCGCTTCCATCTGTTCCATCTCATCCCCCCGCTTCCACATGGCACGGCTTTGTGCCCCAAAAGCACTGCCGCACCCATTCCAGCGTCACCGCGCCGTTTTCGCACAGCGCGTCCCACTGGGCGGGGCCGGTCACCGCTTCGCCCTCGCCGCGCAGCACCCGGTCGCCGGGACGGGGAAGCTCCATCCCCTCGCCCAACGGCGCCACCAGCAGAAACGACCGCTTTTGCCGGTATTCGCCCGCGTCCAGCTTTGCGGTGGCCGTGATGTCCAGAAAGACGCGCGGCAGCACCCATTTCTGGCAGGAGAACGCACCGCCCTGCCCGAACGCCGCCCGGTAGAGGGTGACGGTCTGGTCGCACAGGCGGTAATCAGGGCCGCCGGGACGCACGTTTTTCATCCGCCGCACCCCCTGAAGATCTCCAGATACAGCCCAGCGCAGCGGTACAGCTCGCGGCTCTGGGCGGCGGGAGAGGTGTCGGGCAGGGTGGCGTTTGTGTGGCTGGCGCTGGTTTCGCCCACCTTCACGCTGCCGGCCAGACGGGCGGCGTCGGCCTGCTCGAAAAAGTACAGCGCGTCGGCCATCGCGCACACCGCCTTCTGTCTGGCCTCCTGCTCGCCCTTCACCACATACACCCGCTCCAACCGCTGCAGTGCGTCCTCGGCGCGGGCAGCCAGCCGGTCAAACTGCGCGGCCGGCAGGCTGTCGCCCTGGTAGACGTTCTGATAAAAGGCGTAGTCCATCCGATCACCCCGCGGTCTTGTGGCTCACATACACGCCGGCGGTCTTGTTCTGGTAGACATCGGCGATGCCCACGTTGCGGTAGCCGAACTTCCAGGCGTCGGCGTCGGGGTTCTGGTCGGGGTCGATGATCTTGGGCGCCACATGCTTTTCAAACTGGATCACCGCGCCCTTGTGGATCACCATGAAGTTGATGTCGGCGGCGCCGGCGTCCTTTTCGTAGCCGCCCGCGGCTTCGCCGTCGCGGCCGGTCTTCTGCTTGATGGCGGTGTAGAAGCGGGTGTGCGGCACCAGCGCCACACCGGCAAAGCGCGCCAGCACCTGGCGGCTGGCATCGCCGTCCATGTCCTCGATCATGCCGTGCAGGGTGGGGGTGATGAACAGATAGCGCTCCTCGGCGGGGACCTCGGCCTCGTCCATCGTGTTCACCGCCTTGCGCAGCGCGGCGATGACGGCGGCGCCGTTTTCCAGCGTCTCCTCGGCCTCGCCCACGCCCTCCTTGGCGCAGTAGCTGGCGAAGCGGAAGGCATCCAGCTCGGGCGCCACCTTGGTGCGGATGAACTCGCCCGCCAGCTGGCCGAAGGCGATGCCGGCGGTCTCGGCGTCGTCCATGCGGTCGACGCTGAACATGCGGCCGCGGTCGAAGTTGCACTTCACCGTCTCGTTGGTCAGGGTGACGTCGCCGGCGGCATAGCCGGTGTTGCGGTCGTAATTGCCCAGACCCTGCATCTCCAGCATTGGGATCACCAGCTCGTTGGCGTTGGCGCCCTGCTGCACCAGCTCGGGCGCGCCGTCCAGCACGGCGGTGAGGGCGGCGGTTTTATACACCTCGTCCAGCATCGGGACAAAGGTCTTGGCGAGTGTGATGTTGTTTGCCATTGCGTTTTTCCTCTCTTTCTCAGTTCACAGACTGTGCCGGCAGACCGAAGGCGGCGCGAAGAGCCGCGCCGGGATCGGATGCCGCGGGTGTGGTGCCGGTGCCGCCCGCGTAGGCTGCGGCGGCGTTCGGCTCGAACAGGTAGTTGCTGTCCTTGGCAAGGGCCTCCAGCGCAGCCGGGATGTCGGTATCCGGGTCGGCGCTTTTGCGCAGAGCATCCAGGTCCAGCAGGGCGCGGATGGCCTTTGTGCTGCGCCCCCGTGCCTTGTCGATAGCGGCGTCCAGCTTTGCGTCGAACCGCACGGCGGCCACCTGCTCCTGCGCCTGCTGTGCGGCGCGGCGGGCTTTTTCCTCCCACGCGGCGGCGGCCTGCTGCAAACCCTCCACATCCAGCGCCTTGTAGTCCTCGATAGTGCGGGTTGCCTCCTCCATCTGCCCGCGCAGGGTTTTCAGCTCGGTGTTTTTGGCGTCAAAGTCCGCTTTGGCCACAAAGCCTTTGCCGATCTCGGCGCTGACCGCCCGGTCGATCTCCTCGGTGTAGCCTTCGCCCAGGATGTTTTTCAGCCATTCCAGCATACGGTGTTCCTTTCTCCGCTGTCCTTTTTGTCGGGCCAGTCCCCGTTTTGCGGCGCCCCATTTGTTGTCCCCCGGGCAAAGGGGTAGTTTGGATACAGCAAAAGGGCCCTTTCGAGCCCTTCGTGTTATGGCATATACTTCTGGCGCACGGCGGCGAGGTCGGCCTCGCTCTCCCACGGCAGACCGTACTTCCAGGCCAGCGCGATCTCCGGCCGCAGCAGACCGTCCTTCACCATCTGCGCCGCCTCCGCCCACGCCTTGTCCCGGTCGTACAGAACGCCGTTGCCCCATTCCACCGCGACGTCCTTTTCGCCGTCCACCGTCGCCGCGCCGGGCATGCCGTACAGCACCCCCAGCTGCCCGCACAGCACCGCCGCCTTGCGCAGAGCGGTTTCCCACATCTGCTGCAGGTCCTGGATGGTGAGGGCATAATCTCCCTGGCTGCTGGTGACCTCGGTGGCGGTGCGCTGGGCGGCCTCCACCTCGCCCAGAAGCCCGCGCTTAAGGCCAATCAGGCTTTCCAGATTGCGCAGATATTCGCGTTTGCGATCCAGAAAGCTCTGCTGGCGCAGCGCGGGGGAAAACACCGTCAGGCCGGTGGTTTCGGGATCGTCGTCCAGCCCCACGAACAGCCCCGGCGGCAGCTCGGCTTTGCTGCTGCCCGGACGGCGGCGCAAAAGATCCGCCGACGCAAACACCCGGCTCTGCCCGTTGTCGAACTCGCGGGACAATTGCCGCTCGTTGCGGTTGATGCTGTGGATCAGTCCCGCCGCGGCGGCGTAGACACTCACCGGTTCCGCGCTGCCGTCCACGCAGTTTTCGAGACTCATCCGCAGCGAGGCAAGGCCCAGACCGCTCACCCCCGGCAGCACCAGCACCGGCTGCAGAGCGGCGTACTGCGGCAGCGCCGCGAGGCCCACCGGACTGCCCAGACTGCCCGCGCTGTGGGACGCAAACAGCCGGTTTTCGATGCGCACGCCCTCGGCGGTACGGGTGCGGCGCTCTAAAAGCGTATACCATTTGCCGCTCTGGCGGGTTACCTCGGCGGACACAAGGTCGTTTACCTCCCCCTGTGCGTCCCGTCCCAGCACCGCCACCGCGTCCCGGCGCATGACGGCAAAGGAAAATCCGTCCGCACCCGGCAGAGGTTTCAACCAGCATTCGCCGCCGATCAGCGCCAGCTGCACCGCCTTGCGGCGCACCGTTTCCAGACCGCGCAGCACCTGCCGGGCGAACTCGGTGCGTCCGGCGGCGCTGTATTCCGAAAAACAGGCGCGGCCCAGCCGCCCCACAATCGCCACCGGCAAGCGCTGGCAGGGGTCCTCCTCCTCGGTCACCGCGTCGTCAAAATACAGCCGGAACCAGTCCTCCACCGCCGCCTGCATCGCCGTACCGGTGCAGTCCTTCGCGCCGGGGAACGCCTGTTCCAGCCTCCGCAGGATACTCATACGCTCTCACTCCCTCCGCCAGTCTGCACAATCACCCTGCGCTGGGCGCGCAGACCCACCTCCAGCCCGTCCAGATAGGCGTGCAGGCGGGCGTTTTCCCCCTTCAGCTCCCGCACACGCTCGGTCAGGCGGCGGTTTTCGGCCTCCAGCTGTCCGGCCGCCCAGTCGGGCAGCCAGCGGCGGAGCCATTTGTTCACTCTGTTCATCTCTCGTCCTCCCACTGGGCAAACTTCACCTCGCGCCGCAGCACCGTGCGGCAGAAATAGCGCACGTCGTCCATCGCGTGGTCGTACTCCTTGACCACCTTGTCCTGCCGGGATTTCTCGTCCCACTGGTACTGCCCGAACTCCCGGATGCAGTCAGCGCAGCAGTCCATGAACTGCAGCCGTCCCTGCTCCAGAAAGGTGGCGGTGTTGGCGATGCCGGCCAGCACATCGTTGTCCGCCTGCTTCACCCGGAATTTCCCGTGCCGGCGGATCACCTCGATCATGCTGCTGGCCGATGGGTCGATCACCAGCCAGCGCACCGGCACTTCTCCCGCCAGCTGTTCCAGCGCGGCGTAGTGCTCCTCGTCGGTGCGGGGACGCTGCTTTTTGCGCCCGTCGTAGTAATACTCCCGCAGCCGCACCGCCGTGCCTCCCCGCAGCTGCCACAGACCGGCCGAGAAGGGATTTTTGGTGCCGTAGTCGACGCTGATGTAATACTCGCCGCCCTCCGGCGGCAGCTCGGTGCGCACATGGCGGGCGGGGTCGAAGCCGGGATATACCAGGCCGTCTGCCATCGCCCACTGGCCCAGAATGTACCGGCGATAAAACACCCCCTGGTACTGCCCGCGGTACCGCGCGCGGATGGCGTCGGACAGGCTGAGGTTGTCCTCCATCGTGAAATGCAGGTACAGAAGCCCCTTTTTCTCCCGCTGGTCGATCCAGCCTGTCTTGAACCAGTGCATCGGTCCGGCCGGGTTGCAGTTGAACCACCACTTTGCGCCCGACACACTGCACCGGGCGGTGGCCTGATTGACAAAGCTTTCCGGCATCAACGCCACCTCGTCGAACAGCGCACCGGCCAGCGTCAGGCCTTGGATCAGGTCCTGGCTACCCTCATCCTTGCCGCCGAACAGATAAAACCGGTTTTCCCGCCGCCCGTTTCGCACCAGCAGCAGGTTTTCGCTGCGCTTGTCCTTCACCGAAAACCCGCGCCCGTGCGCCATGCGGGAAAGCTCCGCCACCACGTTGCGGCGCAGACTGCCCACCGTCTTGCCGCAGAGCGCGAAGTTCTGGTCGTCGAACTCGGTCATGGCCCACAGCAGAAAGCCCAGCGCCATGCTCACCGTCTTGCCCGAACGGATAGCGCCGTCCGCGATGATGCCGTTGGCATCCCGCACCGGGCTGGCGGAGGTCCACCAGCACAGCACCTGCTTTTGTTTTTCCGACAGACGCCGGAACCGAAACCCTCCTTTCATCCGCCCGCGTCATCCTCTCCGCCGGTCCACAGCGCCGCGGCCTGCTGGCCAAGCGCCTGCAAAAAGCCGTCGTTTTCGTCCTCCTCCTCGGCGCCGTGTCCGCCCCAGCGTTCCGGCTGGCGGTTTTTCAGCCAGAACTGGATGGCGGACAGGCTGGCCAGTGCGCGTTTGTGGGTGATGACCTCTTTCTCGCCTCTCTCGCTGGTCTCCACCCTGCGCTCGGTGTACTCAAATCCCCGCGCCAGCTCGAATAGCGTCTGTTCCAGCACGCGGTCGGCGGCCTGGCTGTCGGCACAGACGGCGTTCAGCATCGCGGGGTCGATCGCGCACCGGGCACGCAGCGCGCGTTCGGTCATGCCGGCCTTGCGCGCGATGGCGCCCACGCCCAGTCCTTCCCGCGCCCATTGCTCCAGCTGTGCACAGCCGTCCGGACTGCCCCAGTAGTCCCAATCTGTTTTTGCCAGCTGCAA